GTAGTTTTAGAGATGCCCTCTTTAAATCTCATGCGAGTGCCATCCTCACAAACTTGTTCAGGCAAGGTACCAACCTCACGCATTACAATCTCTGGTACCACAGTGGTGTCAGATCTTAAGGCTTCATCCAATGCAATCTTTGGCTCTACAGACCATGAGGTTGCACGCATCATCGACTCTTTGGGCGCAGTCTTGTTTGACCCTTTTAGCAAGGTAAGGCATCTAGCAATACAGCTTGTAGCTGTATCCTCTAAATACCACTTACGCATGTGTGCCGGGTAGTCATCCCTCTCACCTTTTGCATAATTGCTTACAGCCGGAGCAGCATCATTTATATCTCTATAGACACTGCCTTTAAAAATAACAATGCCTTTATCAAGATTGATCTCAGCTATTGCTAAATCAATTCTGCCTAATGGATAGTTATTAATAAACCATCTGTTTAGTGTGGCTGCATCTTCATATTGAGTTAGATCTATCATCTGTTTTCCCTATCAAATAGGCTGACTACCTTGCCCATTAGGTAATCATTATCAACAGTCAATTGATGTTTTCTTTTATCCCAGTTTTGCCTAGCATCTGTTTCACCCCGGCTATAACCTTTTTTAAATCCTTTGTCATAACCATTCTCTACCCCAACAATCCAGGTAAGAGTTATTAACAATGTGCCTAGGAGAAGCAAGCACGCTGTAACCATCCATCCATATATTTCATAGCTCATATTTCACCGCTTCCTTGAACTTGTCTAACCAATAACCCTCAACCATTGCAGCTGAGAGCCTGCCTCTAATCTGAGATGCGCCCATTGATTTATGAGCGTATGCTCGGATGAGAGAAGCTTTTACAAAGTGTGAGCGTTTGCTATCAACATACGCTCCACTCTCTTTGTCATATTTAACAATTACCATGTCATCAATTCTCTTAGGTCATCTGGTAAATCAACAGGTGCAACATCATTTACTAATCTGTATGCAGTACCGGTTGGATGTATTGATGGTGGTAGTACAACATAACCTTTATGTTTGACATCAATGCCAGAGATTATTTTGCCTTTAAATTGTGCAGGCTTTTCTACATGAAAGTAAATGTGGTAACCATCATGTGTGCCTACTACATGTGTGTTGCATTTAAAACAGCGATCTAATAACTCAACCCATTTAGGATCTTTGCCTGCGTTGCGTGCATCAAAATCTAATACAACTAAACTTGATTGAGAGATACCTAAACCAATGTTTAGCTCTTGATCTGCAAACCATTCATCAATCTTGGCTTGATCTAATGTTGCATCTAAGTAACCATGTCGCAAAAATCTTGCAGGCTCTTTAGATTGTTTTTTTAATGGTAAAACAAACCATCCTTTTTGTGCATAAGCTGTAGCGTTCATATTCCCATCCCTTCAAATGGATTTACAAAAGCAATTAAAGCATGCCCCACTGACAAAAGCAATTACCCAAAGGCTTTACCTAGAGCTGCAAAGCTGCCGTCTGTATTAAACCGGATCATCTCAAAGCTAGGATTGCCACGCTTGACAGTCATGATTACTGCCCCGGCCTGCCAATTAGCGTAATAATTGCGCTTTGCCAGGTAAGACATCTTGGATAGGCTGCATGTATGTCCAACCTCAATACCTACTAAAACCCTCTGTAATCGGCCTCCAAAGGCCTCTGAGTGGCATGTGTAGCCCATTCTGTGACTATGCCCAGCAATCACAGATTTGCCCCAAGTTTTTGCGATATTCAACGCACTAGAGCCGCCAATTTTAGATAGGTTGCCCTCATCCCCATGACAGAGCACAAAGTCAGTGCCAGGTATCTCATAAGGTTTTTTGGCGTAATAAATTCCTAGGTCATCAAACCCCATAAATTTCTCATACTGCAGCTCAGGTAAGGCCATCAATCCAGGCACCTGACTCACAGCTTGAAATAATCTGTCGGCATGATTTGATCTTGAGACTACATCTGTCTTCAAGTCATACAGAATGTCTTTACACAAATCCCGGTCAGCATTAAGAGTTTGTTGAAAAGACTCAGCTCTGCCTTGGCTGTACTTTGAGATTGTATTTAGGTCAAGCTCATCACCTACATTTAAAACTAAATCAAATTTAAAAGCTTTGACTAACTTTTTTAGATTGACAATCGCAGCATCAAATTGGAATGGCACTTGCAGATCTGAACAAATCAGATAGCGTGCATTGACTGACCGGTCTCGCTTAATCTTCATCCTCATCAAAATCATCAAGTGGATTTTTTATAGGATCCTTTGTGTCCACAATCCAATCAGGATAACTTGATCTATCCATTGCAAAAGCTAGAGCTGTGCCTTCATCCATGCCGGCTTTACGACAGGCCATGTACACCTCATTGGCTGCAATTGCCCAAAAATCTAACTTGGTCAGTACAGCCTCTTTAGTAGTCTTACGCCTTTTTTGTACAGGCTTTTTGCGTTTGCGTGTGGTTGCCATGGCTTAAGTGTAAATCACAAAATGCCAGATATTGCCCGGTGCACGCCCTCTTCCAAACTAATTTTTGGTGTGTAGTAATCACTCATCATTGTCGGATTGCCTACCCGGTAGGCTACGCCTGCCGGTTTATCGGACAAAATATTAAACTTAGGCATCTTGTCTATACCTAAAGTCTTCAAAGCCATTTGAGCGAGCTCAAGAAAAGTAGTGGCTCTACCTGTACAAAGATTGACTGTTTGATTGCAATTGTTTTGCACCATTGTGATGACCGCATCTACAACATCATCAATGTGTATAAAGTCCCTGGTAGTAGTTGCACGCCCCCAGATATCAAATGGATTTGAGCCTAGTATCGCTCTTTGTATAATTGATGGAAATGGGTAAGTCATATCCTGATCAGTGCCATAGCCGCTAAAAGGTCTTAAAACTAAGACTTGAGTGCCAGCATCTCTTAAGTAACTCATTAGTGTCTCACCTGTTAATTTAGCCCAACCATAACTCATATCAGGTGCACCAATTTTTTTAAAGTTCAGGTCTTTTTCTTTTAGCTTATGTTTTTTAGATAAAGTTTGTAGCTCTATTGGGTAGGCAGCCGAAGAGCTGAAATAAACCACATAGGGCTGCTCAGTAACCATGCACCAATTAGCAAACTCAGCATCAATGGCAAGATCTACAGCTAGGCTTAAAGGTGCATTTTCTATCTGTTGTCTGCCACCTACAATAGCTGCAAGGTGTATGACTAGATCATATTGTTTTTTTTCTAGTTTAAAAAAATCTCTGCAATCGGTACCATTCTTAAGATCTACTAAAGTCAATTGTGCATAAGGTAAAGCTCTCCTAAATGCTCTACCAACAAAGCCATGTGATCCTGTAATTAAGATGTTCATTTACAAATCCACATCTGAAAGTTATACACACCGCCGGGAAACTCTAACAAAAAATACTGAACTGGATCAAAACCTGTATCTAATAACATTTGTTTTACATCATCCGCATCCCAACCCCAATAATGCTCAATATTATTAGTGTTAGTTTCACCGCATGGCGTACTAATAAACAAATATTTAGTTTTAGCTCTTATAGCTTTTAATGTGCTATCGGGGTCATCTAAATGCTCTAAAGTTTCTGAACAGATAAACAAATCAACATTCGGGATGTCTTTAATTATGTCATCAATATGTCCAGTCAATTTATACCCCGGTGCTAAGTCTCCTATGTATTTTGTATCAGCATCTAAAGAGTTAACAATTGTGGCATCACCGGCTGATAAATCTGCAATAGAATTGTATTTACTAAAAGCTTTCAGTAATTCTATACTTTTATTGACTCTGCCAATGTGATCAAGAAATTGAGTGTGATGATGAGGTTTTGCATAAATGTCTGCTAATTGCTTTTGTGAGTGCGCCGGTCTGAGTCTAATTCTCATTTTAATTTATGAACAAGATCTGCATACTCTTGTGATCTCAAATATTTCTGTAGAGTCAATAGATCCTCTTCATACCATTTAGGTTGATTGACCCTGGCATAACCCTGATCCATCTCAGCTTTACCAGCCACAGGATGCAGATGCTCAATAATTATCTCTGGTAGATATATAAGACAATCCAAGTCAATGCCTAATTGTTTTACAAAGTTATCAAAATACAAATGCTTGCAGCCCGGAAAGGTCATGCCTCTCAGCTCTTCAACAATATCCCGGGTCATTGCATAAGCTGTAGGCAGGTTTTGACCTTGTAGCAGGTCATCACCATAAGCAATGCCTGTTTTACCCATTAACGCTTTTTGTAAAGTTTTGTCCCAATCAGTCGATCTAGGCAGGTGATCATCACCCATGAAGATGTACAAATCATAAAAAGGGTAGTTAGCAAAATCAAGTAAAAGCTCTGCAGCATTATTAAGAGCGTGTGCACAGCCACCTGTTTTATTTTCTGCAGGTAGGCAAACATAAGAGTCATCTTTTGCATACTCATTCCATTTAGGATCATCATTATCTATAACAGCATAAAGATCTGCACTTGCATTTGTGCCAACAAAGGATGCAGCTAATCTAGCCATGTTTTCAGGTCTGCCCCTAGTTGGCACTATTACGCAGGTCTTCATGAGAGAAGGGTATGCAGGTTAGTTTTTAGTTATTAGGATTTCATAGAGCGTGTCTAGCTTATTTTCAATCCTACAAATGCGACCCTCAAGATTATGCTGACCATTATTATCAGGCTTAAGCTCTGATAAGTAATGCTTAACGAGCCACCTCACAGCTGCAATAAATGACCCAATAATTGTTATTAGTGCTACTGTCAAAGCCGCCATGTCATTGGGACTCATTCGCTGTTGCGGCCAAAAGCCTTGTCTTGACCATCAAAATATCTGATTAAAGGTGCTACAAGTGCACCTGCCAAGATAGATAACTCCGGGCGCACATCTGCTATCAAAGCCAAAGCTGTAGTGACAGTAGCAGCGGCTACGCTGCGTGCATAAGATTTTACAATTGCTTTTTGTTTTGCACTAAGTTTCATCATAATCCTAACTGTTTAATTTTTTGTTTGACTTGCTCTTTGTCCATCTTAATCTCAAAGTGCATCTCATCTTTGCGCTTTTTGTAATGACCACCCCAGGCCAATCCATATTTAGTTATTAGTAATGTGATTATATTACACTGTTCTTTGTTAAATGTATTTGACTTGCCTAGTGGATGTTTTAAAGCGTTTAAATCTACGGCTGTACCGGAGCTGTGATTGCTCAAAACTTTGTCAGAGCCTCTTGTCATTCTGAAGGCATAACCCCAGTCATCTAATTGACCTTGATCTATTGGCTCTACAAGCTCATGAAATTCTTTGCAAAATGCAACAAGTATTGGTGCCACATCTTTGGCACAAGCAATCTTCAGTTTAGTGCCAGGTATCGCAAAAGATTGTATGCCTATGGTTTGTCTATCTTCACTAGCCGGCCAGCCGTTTGGGCTTGTCAATTCTCTAATTGTTGCCACATCAAATTTTCTTCATCCCAAGACCAAAAGCCTTCGGTAGGCATTGTAGTTGGTGGATTCCAGAAAGAACCTGACCTAATCCAAGATGGATAAGGTTGTGGGGTTACAAATATATCCTCATCGGGATTATAGGTATAACCAATGCCAGCATAAGTACCTCTGATTTTAGAGTTGTAAGATGTGCGTTTAATGTTATGACCTGTTGCTTGACTATAAAAAGTTTCAGTATCTAATCCATTAATTAGTTCTGTTTCATCAACACCAACAGTTACATTTACAACTATATTATTCTCATC